TCTGCTCTGCTGATGTGGCTTCTGCTCTTGGAATGGCTGGCGTTCTTGACTACGCTCCTGCTCTTAATGGTAACAACAGCTTGACTGGTGTAGATGATACATCTTCAACTCTTGTTGGTACTCTTAACGGACGTATCAAGGTTTACGTTGACCCATATTCTGCTAACGTTGCTGATAAGCATTACTACGTTGCTGGATATAAAGGTACTTCACCTTACGATGCTGGATTATTCTATTGCCCTTATGTGCCTCTACAGCAGGTCAGAGCAATTAATCCTGACACCTTCCAACCAAAAATTGGCTTCAAGACTCGTTACGGAATGGTTTCTAACCCATTCTCAGGTGGTCTTACCCAAGGAAGTGGTGCTCTTACAGCCAATGCTAACAAGTACTACAGAAGAGTACAAGTTGCAAACCTCATGTAATCTGGGATTACATATATTACTTCAAAGAGACCCGAAAGGGTCTCTTTTTTTTGTATAAATACATCAGTTTGACATAAAATAATGACAAGTTTGATTGACCCAAAGGAGTTTACGGATGTTGTGACCGAGTTACGGTCATTTTTTTTGTCCAAAAATTTTTATGAAGTCCACACACAAAACCGTTTGAGTATCCTTGCAGCATGTGAAGACCCTGAGACTGTAGCAAGTTATGAATATGGTGGTAATATTTGGCCACTACCTCAAACAGGTCAGATGTGGTTAGAGCACGAATTACTTTCCAACCCTTCAGCAGAAGGGTTTTTCTGTGTCTCTACTTCATATCGTGCAGAGCCTAATCCTGTACCAGGTAGACATGAGACTATCTTCCCTATGTTTGAGTTTGAAATGAAGGGAGGTGTCAAAGAACTTCAAGACATGGAGTGGGAACTATGTGAATGGTTAGGTCTACCATTAGATAAAGAAGACATCATGACTTATGATGACTGGACTAACAAGTTTAATACTAAGGAGTTAGACCATGACCATGAGAAAAAGATTGGTCGAGGAATGATTACTGATTTCCCTGAGTGGACATCACCTTTCTGGAATATGTCTAGGAATGATGATGGTACCAGCAGAAAGATTGATGTTATCTTAGGTGGTATGGAAACTATCGGTAGTGCTGAAAGAAGTACCGACAAGGATCAGATGCGTGATACCTTCTACACCATATCAAATGGAGAGTATGCTCAACTTATTATCGATAAATTTGGTAGAAGTAGAGTAGAAAAAGAATTAGAAGATTTCTTATCATTCGATTTCTTCCCTAGAAGTGGTGGAGGAATAGGAGTCACTCGTTTGATTTCAGCCCTTAAATAAGGGCTACCTTGTGAGGTGGCGAAACGGTAAACGCTGTAGTCTGTTTAACTACTGTTCCTGGCGGGACTTGAAGGTTCGACTCCTTCCCTCACAGTAAAATAGTATATATAATATACTTACCAGATTGTAATGAATAAATGGATTGGCATTAGTCTTGGTGGTTTGATTGGGATATCTCACATTGGTATGATCGGACTGCTTGCCACTCGTCAAAGACTACCACAATTAAATTTGCCTGTAGGTGCATACACTGCTTACACCGTAGAAGCAAACAAGGATGGTTACAAAGTGGACTATCGTGCTAACGCTCCATTAGTCATGGGGGTTAAAGAACAAATTAAAAAGAAAGCTGGGTTTCTGGGACTGGGTAACAACACTCTTGTCAGGGAAAGGCAGTTTACAGCAGAAGGAAGTTATCACACAGGTGTTGCAGGAGGTGACACCACAGAATCAAAAAAGTCTATCGCGTGCATCAAGGCAATCGGTGGAGGTGAACAAACAGGTAGAATGGTCGGTGCAAGCGTCGGTGCTTCTGTTGCTAATTCTGGTGTTGCCTCTATTCCTTATGTTGGTTGGGTACTTGCTGGTGCTGCTACGATGATAGGTATGGATGCAGGATCTGATATTGGTGGTAACATGGTAGAAGACCTTAACCCTAACTGTGAGATAGAAGATGCAATTTAACGAAAAGGATGTAGATCATTTGTTACGAGCTTGTGCATTTTACAAGTACAACTTTCCAAATGAGACTTATTATGATACACTAGAGCATAAGCTTCATAGTTATGAAGAGGAGTATGATTGTCCAGGTTGCTGGGATCCTACTGCCGAACATACTTGTAAAATCGCATGAAATATACAGTTGATATCGATGCAGGTAATGCATTCGTTGAAAGACTAAAGGTCAAAGCACCTGCTATTGGTAATTTTGGTGGTGCATTTAAACTCCCTACAGGGTATGAGAAACCTATATTAGTTTCTGGTGCTGATGGTGTAGGGACTAAAATTAATATCGCAAGAGTTGCTAATGATTACAGCACTATAGGAATTGATCTCGTTGCCATGTGTGTCAACGATGTAATTACTTGTGGTGCTAAACCTTTATACTTCTTAGATTATATTTCTACCAAGAAGGTAGATGATAAGGTAGATGAGATAATGACTGGTATCATAACGGGATGTGAGATAGCAGGTGTAGAATTAATAGGTGGAGAAACAGCAGAGCATTATAGGCAGAGTGAGTATGACCTAGCAGGATTCTGTACTGGTATCGTAGAAGAGACTGAAATTATAGATGGTAGGTTGATTAAAGAAGGTGATATTGCTATTGGTATAGAGAGTAGTGGAATTCATTGTAATGGTTATACTCTCATCAATGATGCTCTATGGAGACATAACATATTTTGGAAAGATACTCCTGAGTTAATTACTCCCACTACAATCTACACATCTCTGGTATCTGAGTTGTTAGATGAGGTACCTGTATTAGGAATGGCACATATTACTGGTGGTGGATTGGTTGAGAATTTACCAAGGTGTCTACCTAAAGGATTGAAGGTTGAAGTTAACTATAACAACTGGAGAATACCTGAAATTTTCCAGAAAATTATGCTTAATTGTGAGGTACCTGAAGAAGATATGAAGAGGACTTTCAATATGGGTATAGGATATGTTATAATAGTACCACCTGAAGCAGCAGACGATGCTGCATATATAATTACAAAACAGGGTTACAAAAGTTACACATTGGGTAATGTCACAGCAAATTAAAGCAACGTTTAAAATATATCAAGACGGCAGAGTCGAAGAAAAAGTCGAGGGTGCTGTCGGTGACACTTGTGAGTCTATAACAAGGAACTTAGAAAAGAAACTAGGTGATTTGGAAAGACGTATCTACTCATCCGACTACTATAAACAGAAAAATGTCACACTTCAGCACGATCAAAACCAAGTTAAAGAATCGTAAAGCATTACTACACACCCTAATGTTAATGGGGTATGGAGTTGATGTAGATCAAAAATTAGAAAATCCTTCTAACCATGTACATGAAGAAGTAGATGTGCAAATATCTATTGGGAAGGATATAGGATTCAGATGGAATGAAGCATCTGAGGCTTATGAATTAGTAACCGATTTACAGACATGGGATGAACCCATACCTGTAGAAAGGTTCTTAGATAAGGTAGCACAAAACTATGCCTGTGAGTGTATCCATCATTCTGCACAGGAAGAAGGGTTTGAGATAGTTGACCAAAAAGTTAACGCAGACCAATCTGTAGAGATGGTTTTATCAAAATGGATATAAATACCTCAATACTATTGCAGGGTTCCCTATGGATTGGGATCTCGAACTACGCAACCAAGAACTAGAAAGTATGATTATTGTATACCAAGAACATATAGACCAGTTGGAGGAAGAAAATAAAGAACTTAAGGAAAAGGTTGAGTTCCTCTCGATGATGCTTGAATATGAATCGATGGGACCACCTCTCGATGCGGACATAAATAATACCACATGATGATATATTATGACAATCACCAACATTGAGTATAACCAATTTATTGGTATATACGATACTGAATATGACACTGATGATCTTATAGAATATTGGAGATATCAAGATAAGTGTGGTGCTACTTTTAAACGAGTTGGCACATGGGGTGCTAGTGGTAAGAAGGCTCAAGGGGTACATGCCCGTAAAGATTCTTGCTTAGCTACTTCAGACTTTATGATGGATCATGCATGTGGTTATGTTTACATGCAATTCTATAACAACGTTATCGGTGAATGTCTTGAGGAATATGCCAAAGAGTATGAACACCTCAGACATTATAGTTACCAACAGGCATATCTAAATGTGCAAAGGACTCTTCCAAGAGAAGGATACCATGCATGGCATACTGAAAACGGTAACCTAGCATCTAACAGAAGAATCATGGCAACCATGATGTATCTAAACGATGTTGAAGAAGGTGGTGAAACTGAATTTCTATATCAATCTCTGAGGTTTCAACCTAAGAGAGGACAAGTGTTAATATGGCCAGCAGGGTTTACCCATGTCCATAGGGGTAACCCACCACTTAAAGGAGAGAAATTCATTGCTACGTCGTGGTTAGAAAACATAAACATGTAACATGGCAAACTGGTATCAGGATCAATTAACTAATAAAAACTTTCTTTCACCAATAGGATTTCTTTTCATATTGGATAAAGCAAGAAAGACTTCTTTCTTGTGTCAGAGAGCAGCAATACCAGATATTAGTTTAGGTAATGTTGACATCCCAACTAGAGGTATGGTACCCATTCCAATGGAAGGGAATATAGTTTATGGTGAATTCTCAATGGACTTCATTGTTGATGAGGATCTCAGAAACTATATGGAGATACATAACTGGATTAGAGCATTAGGTGTGCCAGATAATGTCGGTGAAAGACAGGCATTTGTCAGAGCAAATCAGAAGACACCAACACAAGATCCTAAGTATTCTGATGGTACGCTACAGGTGTTAAATAATAACAACATTGCAAACTTTGATGTCGTCTTTAA